AATGCGTGTTTTTGCAAAATAGAAATACAAACTCTAATTTTGTTAACGTCAACAAAATTGGCAACCAAGGGCTTTATAAAGCTATTTGTTGATGTCAACAAGTCACTTCTAGTCAAACAAAAAAAACGCAAGCCTGAGCCTGCGGTTAAAGAACATTTTAGAAAAGTTTTCCTTTCATTTTATTTTTTAGATTATTTAGTTGTAATTAAGCCATCAGGCTCAATTTCAAACTCTGGTTTATCTTCCATCGTTCCGTCTGGTTTGAGGTAGTACCAACCTTTCTTATCGGCTGACTGAATAAAGGCATTTGATACCATAGTGCCTTCTTTACCGTCTAGGTAGTACCAAGTCAGCTTATGCTTAATCCAGCCAGTGACCATCTTACCTTCTTCATCGAAGTAATACCAAGCATTATTGATACGAGCCCAGCCAATTGCCATAGATCCTGAATCTGTGAACCAGTACCAAGCATCCTTGTAGTTCAACCAAGTGCTACGTTTCATGAATCCTTTATCGTCGAAATAGTACCAAACGTCGTTGATTTTCTCCCATTTTTCAGTTGGGTATGAACCGTCTTCACGAACCCACCACCAACCGTACTGGTTTTGTTGCCAGCCGATTTCGACTTCTTCAGGCGGTACGATATAACCAACGATTTCACTTACAGAGCGCTCGTTGTAGCGACAAGGGCCACCTACTTCAAGGTAGTCCCAGTTGCCATCGATATTCTGCTCAATCGTCTTGATGGTAGAACCGTCTGAGTCTTCATAGACCAGCCCTGTATGCCCATAGTTGACACCGTCGCCAGCCACATATGATTTCACGAAGAACCAACCAGCTTTTGGATATTCAGCGTCATACACGACTTTCAGGCCTTGAGAACGTGCTGACTCAAGCAAGTCGTAAGCATTCCCCCAAAGGGTCACACCGTACCAATGGCGTAGCCCGTAACAAGGCACGTCGGCACACTGGAAGCCGTAAGCTCCATCATTATCCACTCCATCGCCAGAATTGGCCTTGTCAATGAAGAATTGAATCATTTCTTGTTTTTTAGACATACCTACTCCTCACTTGGTTTCTTGTATTCTAACGCTCGTGTACTGTCTGTGATTCCGCTTGTGGTTGGGTCGTTGACCAAACCGATTGCAGTCAAGAACACGAATACCGCATTAACAAGCAAAATCAGCTTGTTGCCGATATCACCTAAATCAAGATGATATCCAAAGACTGCTGCACCAGCTTGCAAGACAAGCAAGAAGGCTGGGATGGCAGTCAGCCAAAAGTATTTATTTTGTAGTCGTAATTTCCAGTTAATCATGTGTTTTTCCTTTCTATTCGCCATAAAATTTAATAACGGTTGCATTACTTATATAATTTTTCACCAGATCTGCAGATGTGTTGTTTATAAAAATTAAAACTAATTTGTCTGCCTTTACATTAACAATCGGAGAATCAAGATTAATTGGTTGCTTGTCGTCAGCTTGTATTTTATTTGGTGTTAAGACTGCAGGAGTATTTTTATTGGTTGTATAGATTATCAGAAGTGGTGGTGAACTAAGGGATTTCTTCTGCATTATTTTTAATAATAACCGTTCAGTCGTTTTCTTAACTGCTTCCCACACCAGTCTGCTACCTATGTACCTCTTGACAATCTCCTGATTGCCTAACATGATTCTTACTCTATCTTTCATAGCTTCACCTATTTAAAAATATCGTAAATCGTGTTAGGGTCTTTGGTTGAAAGAGCATCGTACTGCGCTTGTGTTCCTGCCCAATAGTTGAGTGCCTGTGAACCGTTCTGATTGACAATGTTCTGACCAGGCGCTCCGTCTGCTCCTCTAGGTCCATCGTTAACATTATCCAAATGAGCAAACCCAGAGGCCTTAAGACCTCTGTAGCTCACTTCAATTCGAACCTCGAACCAACCACCCGAACGTTGGGTAGCACTCCATGTTCCAAATTTTCCAGCCGAATCAGGAGTCTGATTTCTCAACACCCCCCAATTATTATTTCCGAAACCACGGTAATAATAATCAAGAGTATAGCCACTCGTGAGCTTCTCTCCATCATAAAATACATCTGCGAATAAATTTAGCTGGCTAGTCGAACCATTTCGATAACTCCCCTCAATACGTACATTGGCACTTAAACTATGGCCGTTCTCACCTTTCAAGCTATTCCGTTGAGTCGGTGTCAGCGTATCGAATGATGGACGGTTTTCTAAGGCAGAAATCCTAGCCTTGATTGGGATATCATTGTATAACTCCGATTTCAAAGCGTAGCCTGACAAGGATTGATGGCTTGTCAGATAGGCTTTTTGTTCCAGCTCATCTTTCGTAACCTGTTGCTCTTTAATGCCCTTGATATCCTTACCGATTTCAGCCGCTAGATTTTCAAGGTTATTCATAGGCTTCACGCTTTCGCTGCGTTATAGGTTGCGACCAAATCAAGATCGGCAATCTGGTCTACACGTCCGCCAACTTCAGTAATTTTTCCAAGGAGTGCGCCACCAGCGTCATCGCCCATGCTTGTGATTTTGTCTGCAATTTCTTTCAGCGTATCAAGATTTTCAGGTACAGACTCACCCAAGATTTCAGCCTTAACCTCGGATTTAGCTTGAGTGACTGCCTGAGAGATAGCTTGCGTCATTGCTGTAGTCTCTACTTTAGCGCTAACGCTTTGTTTAACTTCCTTGATATCTGCTCCGACCGCTTGTGCGAATGCTGTTAATTTTGTAGTATCCATTTTGTGTTACACCTTTCCTAAATTGTAATAAAAAAGCAGGTCTGGCAATTCCTGACCTACTGGGTTCTCGCTTGCAGGTCTTTCTGCAAGCTGTTTTTTTACTTCTTCTGCGATATCCAGCTCTTTAAGAGCATGGACTTCCTCTGTGACCAATTCTTTATCTGAAGCCACTATCTTGATATGTGTCTCTTTGTCGCTTGGAAAAATATACCCACCAGCGCTAATCTCTAAGCGGTATTTTCCAATTGGTAAGATAGCGTCCAGATTAAAATTCACGCCTGAGTTTGTGACAGTTACCCTCTTCTTCCATTGGTACTTGCCCATGGTCAGACTAACGACCGCCACCTCCCCATCAAGAGAGGGGACGGCTCGATAATCTTCGTCTAAGAGGACAAATCCAAAGGCGGAAGCCACATCACCCTGTTTGATGAGGTAACCACCATCAACTTGTGCGAGATTGGTCGTATTGAGATTACAGACCATTCTGCGCCCCTTTCTCATCTTCAACTAAGATGTCATCCCTAATCTGCAACGCTTCAAAATTGTTGTACAAATGGTCAATGTAGCCATTACCGCCCAAAGCTTTATAGCTATTGTGCATGTTCTCGACCACATAGAACTCGTCTTTCGTAGTAAATCCACGACGGATTGCCCTGCGAATATCACGGTCAAGGCGCATCCTCATGGTTACAAGATGTGCCTCATCGTGTAGTTTTAGCTTTGCTTGTACTTCGTCAATTTTGGAATTGCTATCTTTAGCGGTAGTTTGGACATCTTCAATCTGTTTCTTGACATCGGTTAGTTCCGAGACAATTTTATCTGTTTCTTCTTTGGCTTTTTTCGGCAACCGATAGCTTATCCAAGCGATGATTGTTGGAGTTAGCACCGGCATCACACTAGTGAAAAAGTGTTCTATTTTCTCAAAGACGTCCATACTCACCTCTCTAGTTCGCTAAATTGCTCAACCCAAGGCGTTCCAATTCTTTACGCACACGGTCTCGGAAGCGTTTGTTGACAAATGAAAAGTCAATCGCTCCACGTTTCAGCAAGTTAATGTACATGTCGATTTTTGCTTGGTCTAATGTAATTTTACTCATTGTTGCTACCTCCATTGTTTTCACTAGTGCTTTCTTCGCTTGTCGGTGTAGGAATTTCATGTTCTGTCTCGCTTTCTGTTGGTTGTTCTACTGCTGGTGCAGGTTGGATAGGTGCTTCTGCTACTGGTTGTTCAGTAGTTGGTTGCGCTGGTGCTGGTTCAGATACGACCACGTTCGGTACTCCGTTTGTGGCTACTTCTGTGGCTGGTTGGGGTTCTGGTTGAACCGGTGGAGTTACTGGAGCAGGTTCAGCAGGATGGGTTTCTGGCTCGGCAACGTGAGGTGCTTCCTCATGCTCATGATCGATACCATTGTGTTTCTCAAGCGCTTCCAAGCGTGCAAAGATTTCTTCAATATCGTCAGTGTTATGCAAGCTGACCTTCTGCATACCTTCCATGAGCTGATTAGATCGCTCAAGTGCTGCAGTCGTTTTAGCCAATTGTTCTTGGTTCTTGACAATGGCGCTGGTTGGGTCTAACTCGGTTCGTAGAATCTCTTTGACTGCTTCAATGAGCGTTTCGTCTGTATCACCCAAGCGGTCACCCTCTAACTCACGAGTGAAGAAAGTAAACGGCTTGTCGCATTGAATAGAGACTTCCGTATTGCCAACTCTAAAAAATTTATTTACTAATACAAATTCCATGTTAAATTACCTCTTTCTATCTTTTTTTACCGTAATATAAAACATGATTTCCTTTGTTCGCTAACATTATAAAATTATCTCTATCAGTCGAATTCTTAAACGTAATCATTTCATATTGGTAATTATCCACACGAGTAGTCCATCCCTCATCATGAGTGGTATGCGAATCTTTTTGAACCATTGTCACTTTTGACGGGAAAAATGTTTCATTTCCAACTTTTATCATGACTACTCTTTCTAATGTTTGTGCTCCGTAATCTTGATATCTATTTTCACGGTTAGATTGTTTAACGGTCGTATAACCATCATTGTTCCAATCACCATAAATATTAGTACCCAATAGTATATATCTATTTTTCTCCCAAACCAGCCTACTACCCACGTATCTTTGGACAATTTCATATCCTCCAACATAGATTCCTTCTCTTGTAGCCATAGCATCACCTACTCGTACACATCATAGATTGTGTTGGGGTCTTTGGTTGAGAGTGCATTGTATTGATATTTAGACCCATACCAATACTTCATTTGTTGATTCCCATTTTGGTTAATCAGCTTGTTAGCAACTACTTCGGACGGTGTACTTGGAATCCCAAGCGCTGACCTGTTTACTCGCAAAACACCCGAATTGTCGACTGTAATCGTTGAGTTGTCAGGTCGCACTACACCAACCTGTCCACTAGTTGCAGTCTTTGCTTTCATCACACCATTTGACACTTCTGTTGTCTGATTATCCGGCCTGACAATCCCGTTTGAGTTTGACGTAGCCACTGATATAGCTGATTGCGGTGTTGTAAATGTTCGTTTCAAAGTGGATACAGGTACTTTCTTTAATCCTGCTCCACTATGAACTAGCACCACATCTCCGTCTGATACGTTGGATAACGTTGGCAAATCAGTAGCTTTTCTAACTTGGTTACTCATAATTACCATTCATCTATTCCTCCCTTTCTACTATTTGGTATTTCCAATCCGCTACTACTAAATTGTTATTTTCGTCCCCTAGCAATACATCATCATTGTCTTCAGCTTTGATTGGTACATAGAATCGATTCTGTAATACCATTTCTTCTAGCAATGACAATCGCTGTTCTTGCTCGGCGACTTCTCTTTTTGTAGCTTCATGATCTGTATAACTGGCTTGCCTTACGTTGTCTACGTTACCTAGTCCCACTTGTTGTTTGGTCACATTGTGTGGGTTGTTTCGGTTGTTGATGTGAGCAGATAGGTCAACTTTTTCAGCCTTACTTCTGGTGAACTCGTCAATCTTTTCAGGCAGACCGTCAATGTCTGCAACCTTATGCCTGTGACTTAAGTCGGCTTTGTTTTCCCATCGTTGCGCATCTTCAGCGCCAATGATATCTCTTGACCGCCAAATTTTAGCCATCTGTTAGCACCTCCAGTCTATATTTGAATCGTGTCGTTGTTTCAATCGGAACGTACACATCAATGACAGACTGAGGTACGTTTGAACTGTCTAGCAACTCAATCTTGTTAATTTCTCTGATTGAGTCTGGTACCAAGAAATCAATCAAAACAAAACGCTGCTCTCGTTGCTTCTGTATCGTCACAATTTGATTATCGTTCAACCTTGCTTTGTTGATTTTAGCTAGTACGGTTTCTGTAACTGTATTTAGTAACGTTTCTTTAATCATTGAATAAAACCTCCTCTTGCGGTCCTTCGTATTCAAAAGGTGTCACACCTACAACTGCATAACCTGCTCTAGCGAAATCTACCGAAGTCTTGAACAACCGTTCTTTCAGCTTGACTCTTTCTGTTACTGTCGGGATATGAGTATACCCCATATTTGCTGGCTTGATTGCATTGACAAAGATAACTGACTCTCTAAAAAGTCCACTCGTTTCTGCTCCAGACTCAATCAGTAAAACCTGATTAGCGAAATCTACTGAAGCCTTGTACTTTCCTTTTCCGAAAAGGTCGTCTAATTTGCGAATTAAAAACCACCAAGAAAATGGTGGTCTCATATTGATCCGCAGTAAAACACGCTCTCTTCTCCACTCCAACGTATCGTCAGCATGAGCAACAATACCGTAGACTTCTTCAAATTTCGTTAAGGTAGGGACATCACAGAGCATAATAAACTGGTTCTTGATGAACTGATCTAACGAGATAGTACCGTCTTTAAACAGAGCATTTTCAACCCGAATCAGTTCTTTCATATCCTTGACGCCCTCGTAGTAATCTGGAACGTATTCAGATAAGTTTACTTCTTTTACCATTAAACCGTCCTCACTGTTCCTTTATACGGCAATTGTTGTAATTGTCCTGTAAAAACAAGCGACAAATCAGCTTCACGGTTGTTCAATTTCATCTTATCTACGTTTGCGATTCCAGTAATGGTCAGTAACTTAGCCATTAACTGCGAGCGATAGATTTTCATACTGTAGGTATTGACATCTGAGTATTGCGCCCAGTTCTTTCTCAAGTCCAAGAAATACTGGTCTAGAGCCTTGTCTACCAGTTCTTTTACTTGATTTAGCTGATATCCTGTCATCAACTCAAGTTTAAACTCAATATCAATCGGGAAGCGTGTCGCGGTCGTAACCGTCACACGATGATTGATAGGAGCAAGTCCAACGCCTTTTCCAGTATATTCTAGTGGATCCAGAACATTTTGCACCTTCTTGATTGTCTCGGTAGATGCCAAGTTTAAGTCGTTGTCTAAAACAACCACTTTAACCGTTCCTGAGCCATTCCAAACTGGATAGACCTGAACTGCGCCAACACCGTCAATTTCCCGGACACGCTGAACGTACTCAATGAAGTTACCGCCAAAAGGCTTCTCATTGACGTAAATCAAGAAACGCTTCCGCAATTCATCGTCAGTTTCTTCATCTTGGCCAGATGTAACGATTTCCCCTAAGACCGCAGTAGCGAGATTTCTGTAGTTCTCCAAGGGTAAGATATTGCCATAGTAGCGATTTCCGACAACACCAGTTGTCTCACACTCTACTTCATACTTACCAGCTACATCTGTCGCTCGAACTACCTTGTAGATGAGTGCAGCATCGTCAATTGTCGCAAAACGAGAACCCAAAGCGATTTGTACGCCTTCTTTTCTCTCGTTTTTAAACTCCGCAAAGCGTACCGCTTTTTTTGACGGATAACGATGTAGACCGAACTCTTCAACCTTGTAGTCTAGGTATTGACCAATAGCAGTTTGTGGAAATGTATCTAGCAGTAGATTTTTCAACTGCAAATAAAAACCAGCTAACTCGTAACAAGCAGGCGCTAATGCGTCATAGATGATAGAACCTTCCCGTGTATCAATATTTTCATTGACACGAGAAAGAGCGTCATTCATCAGATAATCAAACGTGTATTTTTCTAAGAAATCACCTATCATTAATCAGCGTCACCTCCTTTTCAACTTTAAATAAACCGGATATAGTATGGACTTCAAAGACACAAAGCAAGCTGTTCTTGGTTTGCTGCTCGATGAAGAAATTTTGGATACTTTTAATTCTTGTATCAACTAATAAGGCTTGAGAAATTGTTCTCTCAAGGTCAGCTTTTACAAAATCATAAGGCTTTCCTATCAAGCGCTCCAATTCTACTCCGTAGTTCGAAGAGTAAATAACCCACTCAAACCGTTCTGTAAGCAAAATCTTTTCAACTGCTTGCCTCATGGCTTCTAAGCCGTCAATATATCCGTGTATTCTGCCATTTTTCACTTGATAAGTGTAGGATGGCAAAACAACTTCTTCAATGTTTCGTATATCTACCATCTTCACTCCATCCTTTGTAAAACGTAGTATAATTGCCCGTTCTGGGCTTTAATCATTAAGACTTTGTCTCCTGCTTCAAGATCACGAAAAACAATCCATCTCTTGTTGTCCCCTTCAGTATCTCCGGTGCGTAGTTCTTTAACCATCGGGCTTAGAACTAAAAAGGACTCAGGGATTTCAAGTTTATTATTAACCTTAATTGTTAGAGGAGAAACAGATGTGACAGAGCCAAAAACAATATCTGTTCTGTCTGTCCCATCATCTACTCCTTGCGCCAAAAGGCGTGCCAATAACTCTCCTGCCATTATTCCAGCGTCCTCAATTCTAAATCCATTGTATGCACCTTGTCCCACTTGTGGGTACATTTAGAGATGATGCCAAGACTGTTCTTCTTAATCCCTTCAGACTCTAAATCAGCAAAATCCAGTACAACACTGTTGCCTGCACTGATTCCAAGATGTCCTAGACAAGGAACTTTAAAGGTCTTTTTAGGATGATTCTTAGCTTTCAATAAGAGTTCAGCCTTTTGTTGAATCTGACTCTCATTCATCTTTTCATCCACTTTTTCGTGGTACTGCAACTTGCCCCAAAGAGCGACATTTTTAGAGTCTTTCACGACGTACACTTCACGCTTCTTACTCTCTTTGTTGTCTTTAGTCAGCTTCACATAGTTGAAACTATCATCGATAGAGCCTTCATAGTCAAAGTCTGTCGATACGCTATCATCACCAATCACTAAATCAGTAATCAGCGAATTTAAGGCTATATGCTCGACTGTACCAAAGTTATCTCTGATGATGTACCACATACCACCATGAATCAAAGTTAAGTCCAAGGCGTTCTGGATCATAGCAAAATAAGTTTTCTTATCTTCGATTTTCTCCGGACACGTCCAGTTACCTTCATCAACAACTTTGTACTCAAGTTCTGATATTTCGCAAATCTTACTGAAGATTTCATGACTTTTAGAGGCTTCAAACACGATTGTGTCAGTGTTTTTCAGGTACCTCATTCTGTCATAAGCAGTAACCGACCATTTCTTAGCTGATTTTCGCTTTTTCTTGAAAACTTTTCCGTAAAAAATGCCCTTATCATCTACCTTGAAGCGAATAACATCCCCAAAGTTACAAGCAACCTGCGAGTCTATAATCATATCAAACTCAAGTTTCCCCGGCTGAAAATCAATGCTAGTTTCCCATTTGACACCTCCGACCAACTCAGTGATATCAAAGACTTTACCGTCATTCACATCTTGAATTAGAAATTCCATCATAGGACTTGCACCGAATCAGCAGTAACCCAACCACGCCAACCGCCATCCAGCATAGTAACGTGGTAAGGATGCGACCCTTTCATATTGATATAATTGACAAGTCTAGTTGCGTTTGACTCAGTTTGACCCGGGCCTTCTCCGTAGCTATCTCTATGCAGCTGCCCATTGACGAGCACCTTTGCACCGATAGTCACTTCTTTCTTAGTTGAGGGTGCTTGTTCTTTCTGAGGCTGACTAGCTTTCTTCTCTTCTGATACCTTCTTTTCGATTTTCACAAACCGCGCCTTGGCCATCTTATACTCTTTGAAAGTGATGTCGTAGTAAACATCCTCATGAATACCAGCTTTTCTTTGTTGCTCGAAACTTTCAACTGTCGCAAGCATATTGATACCCACACCAGAGATAATCAAGCGACAAGGTTCTTTCCCATCCATGATTTTCTTTAAGAGTCGGACATAGGTTTCAGGCGTCCCTGATTTATTCAGGACATAAGAGCGGAAAGCGTCTCTAGGGAAGAATGAAGTGAAAGTAACCTCAGAGAGTTTAGGAAAACTCATCTGGGTTATTTCTCCTAGCGCAATACTCGTTGTTGACTCGTTATTGGCGCTATTCTTTGTTTTCAGCTCCTCTGGATTGACAGGAAGTTGTGTGACTTGACCTTTGTACTCTACGAAAATACCAATCGCCATTTCTTTCTACCCCCTATGCAATTCCTAGGTCGCTATCGACCAGTCCGATAATCTTTTCTTCAATCTTGCCAACTAGATCATTGATATCTTGTTCAGTAGCGCTATTTTTAGACTCGTAATTGACACTAACTTGAGGTGTTAAAACTTGGTAATCAATGATGTACTTACGTTCTGCAACATCACGCATCATCTTGATATCTTCGTCTTTCAGCTTGACCTCATCTTCAATCTTACCGACGTTACCAATGTTCTTGCCTTTACCTAGCTTGTCGCCAAGGCCACCAGCACCACCAGAAGGAGCACCAGCCCCTGCAGGCGTTTGGTTCATTTGGTCAAACTTAGAAGCAAGTTCATCTTGACTTTTCATCTTATCAGCGAAGCCTTGCATGGCATCACCAATGCCTTGACCAAAAGCCTTAGTACCACTAAAAGCATTACCAGCAGTTGAGAAAGGATTTGTCATCCCATCCCACAAACCGCCTGGAGTTATCATGTTAGCACGCATGCCGTCAAAAGATTCATAATCATCAGGAGCCTCCCCTGGATTAAACATCTCTCCCATCGCACGAATACCATTGGCAAAACTACCGTCATTAGACATGTAGCCCATTTCGCCAACATTACCTAACCCTAAACCGAGTGTATTCAAAGCGTCAATGATCCAGTTGATAGCTTTAATAGCTATATTTGCACCGGCTATAAAAGCATTACCGATAGATTGCGCTACATTTACTACACCATCAACAAACGAAGCAAAATAATCTAATACAGTTCGAATAAGATTATAAAATAACTTTCTGATGGAATATATCGGGTGCTTAAAGACATTTCTCAAAAATTCTGCAATTGCTAAACCAATATTATAAATACCTATGAAGAGGTTCACAATCGGTGCAATCATATACATTACAAGATTTATAACAAACATAATGATGTCATAAACTACCGTTCCGACAAAGACAAAAGCTGCAACGATAGCAGCTGCAACATCTAAGAATGAAATCCCCATAGCATTTAGAGCCATACCGATTAATAGCGCGATTCCAATTACACCTATCAGTATCAGCATCAGCCAAGCCCAAGGAGCTCCTGCCATCAAACCTGCTACAAACATTGCTACACCTGCTATAAGAGCAACTGCTGCAAGAAGTATTAATGCAGTCATGACTATATTGATGTTCTCAGTCACCCAGTTCCAACCGGCTACAAAGAGATTAAAGAGCCATAATGCAATCTGGCCAATCGCAAACATAGCAGTTTCTAAACCTGCCATGAAGTTTTGTCCAGCGGTACTGTTAATGAACTCTTGCCATGCTTGAATCAAAGGCTGAAATGCGTATGAAGCAACGTTACCAACCTGAGTCATCATATCAGCAAAGGTCATCGGCATTTTCGCAAACTCAGCGTTTGTTTCAACTGCTGAACCAAGCAAGGCACTCTTAAGGATATCTCCTGTTAGTTGGCCATCTTTAGCCATCGCCCTCAATTGACCAACGCTGACACCAAGGTGTCTAGCTAGTTTTTGGGCAACAAGCGGAGCATTCTCCATCATAGAGTTAAACTCATCACCACGAAGAACCCCTGAAGCAAGTGCCTGTGTGATTTGAAGCGTCCCTGCTTTTTGTTGCTCTAAGCTTGCACCACCGATTTTATAAAGTTTATTCAACTGTTCAGCGAATGCAATAGCTTCATCATTGCTTTTAAAGGCTTCTCCAGCTTGTGAGCGTAGTTTAGCCACTGAGTCTGCCATGATACCGAAGCCAGTCCTTGAGCGTTGTGCTGCCGCCATGATACCGTCTTGGAGTTCTTGGCCTGTCTTAGATCCGTCTTCTATCGTCTTAAGCCTTGCCATGGTCTGAATATAATCATCGCCTGACTTAATCAGACCGCTCATTAAATTAGCCATTTGCCTCAAGGCTTGAATAGCAACCATGAAATTCAAAGCACGAGAAATAGAGGTCATTCGACCAAGCATGGATGTAGCAACGCCTAAGCCACCAACAAGAGGCCCAGCCGAAGGAAGTTTAGGAGCGATAGGTGTCGCCATTTTTGGCGCTACAGGGCTAGTAGCTTTAGGCGCTACAGGTTTAGGAGTGGCAGGACTAGAAACCTTAGGTGCAGTTAGATTTTTAGGCATATCTGCTTTAACTTTAATCGTTGCAGTTTGCGTCATCTTCTTGATACGTCTATCCAACTCGCTAAACTTTCCGATAGTTCGGTCGATTGTATTATTAATACTGTTCAATGAACTAGAAAATTTATCTTTAAGAGTTAGTGTTTGCGTTAATGTAGTCATCTTCTACCGTCTCCTCCTTCCTTTGCTTTTTCTTTCCATTTCTTTCTGTTCCTTTTGTTCTGCCTCTACTCGGATATCGATAAAGGCAAAAATCAAGGCTTTCTCACGTTTAGATAAGCTATCCAAAAAGGACGGAGTCCAGTTGAATTGATGCAAACAGTAGTAAGCATAACTCAACTCTGCGTCCCCGTCCTCTAGTCGTTTTTTGCTTCTTCAACAAGATCATTGATATCTTCATCAAAGCCGTTGAGCGACTGGATTTCTTGCATAAGTCGATTGTATTCCCCAATCTTCAACATAGTTTTCAAGGTTGCTGCTTCATCCCCAACTGTATGATAAGACTCTTGTAGTTGAGCATCTTTTAAGTCTGGGGTAACAACGCAGGCTACCATCAATGAGTCAACGTATCTTTCATTGTTAAACTCTGGAATAGTCACACCTTGACGATTTTTCTTCTTGATTGTTGCACGTTTCTTCAACGTATCGTTTAAGCTTTCGTCAATACTACGAATGACAAAAGGAGATTTGAAACGTTCCAGTGTCACTTCTTTAGTTTCATCTCGTTGAACGTTTTCCATTAAAAAGTCTGAAATTGCCATTTATCTATCCTCTTTCTAACCTAATTTAGGCGCACCGAATTTTTCTAAAATATCCACATCTTCAAAAGTAAAGTTAACTTCTTCTTCCAAGAAATCTTCCTCAACTTTTAGTTGACCCATCACAACTTCATCAAGGTTACATTCACGCAAGATGGTTGTTTGACGACCGATTGAACTTGTCGCATCGTCATTGGTCACTTGGATATCAAAGAATGTATCACGACCATTCTTCATGTAGTCCAACATCATTTCCTTGAATGTTGAAGTTACACCGTAGATGGTCATCTTACCTTCTCCCTTGAAACCAGTCGCCTTTACTTGCGTACCACGTTTGTTAAGGGTGCGGACTTCTTCTTTGTTTTTCTTAACTGTTGCTTCAAGTTCCTTGATATAGAACATGAACTCATTTCTTCCGTCGATGTGAATAAAAGCGGTACCTTCCTGACCGCTGATTACGTCACGACCTTTTAAAAAAGCCATACTATCTCCTTTCCTACTCTACTGTAACTGTCATGTACAGTTTTTCCATGCTGTCCACTGGTTTCACTTTAACGTTAACCACTACAGACTCTTTCAACTCACCACGTAGTACCTCGATGTCTTCCACTTTGAAATCTTCAATAGCACCACGAGCTTCAAGGTCTTTGAAGTAGCGAATACGGTTCGCTTTGAACGCTTGACGTCCATCTTCGTTGTTGCTTACCTTTCCAAGGAAATACTCAGAGAAAGCATAACGAGTATCGTTCACAATATCGTCCAAGGTGCGCAAGATACGGTTCTTACGGAAATCTTGGTTCTTTTCAATCGTGAAGCTGACGTGTGAGTTGATATCTTGTTCAACTACCGCACGGCCACGACGAGCAGTGAAGACAAACTGCCCTTTCAAGAGCGCATCTTCTGTCTCTGTATGGCTCAAACGTCCCACAACATCAACAGAGTCTTCGTACTTCTCATAAGTCAACGATTTCTCAACGCCAGCATTTGCGCTTGCTGCTGCAACCCATACAGTCGCTTTCGTCTTATCAATAACCGTCTTATCAGACAAGATGACTCCGTTTTTAACGTTGATTACCGCTTCACTGTCTGCGTCAGAGTCCGCAACAACCAATTGAGCGCCAAGTCCTTCGTCTTCACGCATACGTTTGATGAAGTTGATAGCTGCCTTCTTGATAGAAGCGTCTTCTACTGGCAAGGCCATATAGTTAAACTCAACTGTTTCAAGCGCCTTGAAGTATTCTGAGTAGTCTTGAGTTGATACTGTTCCGTCAGTACCGCCAGTCAATTTAGCGCCAGCCACTGCTTGCAGTACGCCTGTTCCTGAAAACTCAACTAGATCATTGTTTTTCAAATCAGCCAAGACTTTTACAGTTTGTGAGTCCATAACCACTGTATCAAGGAATGTGACAACATCAAATGAACTTGGGTCGTCTACGTTTGTTTTGACTGTTACTGTGATGTCATTTCCACGGACACCGCTATATTTAGCTTGAGCCGTTACGTTGTCTGAAAGGCTTACGTTTGCCTTTTCGCCTGTATTTAGACGATAAAGCAAGACTTCACTCACACGCTTGAATGCTTCATTCAGCAACAAAAGCTGAGGGCTTTCTTGCTCATAACCTAGCTTCTTAAATAGATCTTCACCACGTCGGATTTTCATCAATTTCTTTGATTCACCGAAGCTGAGCGCCAATGGTACTGTTACGACACCATCGCCACCAAGGCGAGTCATTGCAATGTCTTTTGATTTGACGTTGATGTAAGCGCCTGGTCTTACCTTATTTTGGCGTTTCCAAATTCCACCTGCCATTAGTTAATCTTCCTTCCTAGTTCGTATTCTAGTTTTGCTCTTGCTTCTTCCAAGCTATAAGACTCTTCTGGATCTAAAATAGCCCCTAAGATGTCTTTTTCTCCGTTGGTAAAAGCGCTACTTTCCAAAATGTCCGCAGTAGGGAACACAATTCCGTCTACATTATCCATCTTTTACCTCTTCTTTCACTTTCAATTCACGTTGTTTGATATCTTCCTCTTCTAACTTCAAGCGTGTACTTGCGTTAAAAATACAATGCAGAACATTGTCAACCACTTCATACTGACGGTCAAATAAATGAATCGTCGGCAAGTGTAAGAGTTTATAACTCAATTCTTCCTGCATTGCTAAACACTCGCTACGCTTTCTCTTAGGAGGAAAATAAGACAAATCCACTTTAGAACGTACTTTCACATACTTATTGGCCTCTGGAGTGTACTTAGTATCAACCACATGGATAAAAAAACAAGGCTCTTTAAAACCTTGCTCTACTTCATCCAGATAAATCCTGATGTCAGGATATAACCCCTTGATGTGACTAACTAACTCCTCGACTAACCGAAAGCCTTTATTTGCCATTTCCTAACACTACCTTTCTCATAAAGCCATCATACTTATCACGGACACGCTTCTCCATATCGCTTTTAGTATCTTCAACCGTTTTATGAAGGAAAAATTGCCCTGGAACAAAGCCACCATTGACTGTCTTATGCCCGTACTCAACGTGTGGGCCATAGTAGACCTTGTTATAAACTTTCTGCTTATAAGTCCGCCCAGATACTTCAATACGGCTTTTAGACCAGCCTTTTTGCAAAGTTCCGCCTTGTTTTCCATGAGCACTTGCCCAAAATTTGACGTGTTTGCCATCTTTTGTAGTGAACTCCACCCAATGATCCGTATAAACACCGACAGGTGTTCTCTCTTTTACTTTGGAATTTAGTTCTGTACCTTCATAATTCAAGGTCTGTCTCATAAATCGGTCTACTTTCGCATGATTCGCATTCCTGTTGAAGTTGTCAGCAAATTTAGCGAAACTACGATAATCAAAACTGCCACTCATGACTTGCCCTCTAGCTTTATAGCAATTTCTTGATGTGACCAATACTGATCAATAGGCACATTAGACCGTGTAAACACTTTAACGTGCTCATTTCTATCAGTCACCTCAATCTTGCAACCTGCAGGGATATCATAGACAACAGAGCAAAAGAGTTTCATATCATAGCCGTTAGCTTGATAGTCGCTCCCGTTCGTTGAACTATTGCTCATTTGTGAAATCCTGCAAGGAATGTCCTCTAATAGCACGCTTTCTGACATACTGGTCAAACCGTCTATCTCTTGCTCTGTATAACCTTTAACCGTCATTTTACAGTCATACAAGCAATCAAAGACTGTCTTAGCATATTCGGTCATAGTAGCTTCCTAAAACGATTCAACTGACGCTTGTAGCGCTCAAGCGATGACGGCACTTGTTTCATTCGTTGAATCATTTCGTAAGGACTAACCTTTTCGATTGTCGTATCACCCATTTTGATACTCTTAACCGAAAAGTCGTCTGCGTCTGCTTTTTCAGCAAGCACACTTTGCTCCTTGACCTTGTCCAGTAAGTCGTTGGTCATGCCTATCCATACGTTCTCTAAACGTCCAGGCACACTGTCTTGGTGAATATAATTCAAAATCTCATTTTCTGCTTGGCTCAAAGCGTAGTGGAGTACTTCCATGTCGTTGAAATAATTATCCTGACGCATTTTCCGAACGCATGAGATCAAGTACATTGTGTTGTCTTGTTTCAATTCTTGAATCATATTCTGTCACCCAATCTATTTGCCAATTTTGTGTTTCAAAGCGATAATACCGATGTTTTTAGGCTCGTAAACACGTTTCCAGTTCTTGAATTTAGCCAAGTCAGCGTTTGATGGAGTGATGTTTCCAGCATCCACTTCTGCACCAGTCCATTTCACACCGTATGGGTGCATAACAAGGGCACGGCGAGTGTAAATCATGTCGTTGCCTTTAGCTGCTTCACGAGAAGTTTCAAATGTAGTCAATCCTGATGGATTTCCTGTATTGAGACCGATTGAACCTGTGCGGAAAAGGTATGATGTATAAACATCTCCTGTTGGTGCAATACCATCATCGATAATGACACGGTAACCAAGGTAGGTTGGAATGTTGATAGTCGCAGTTGTTGGCTGGATGTATTGAATCAAGTTATCTTTTTGTAGTTTAGTGTAAACCGCTGAGTGCATAGCAATAGCAGTAACTTGATCAGCAGAATCTCCAAGCAATTGTTTAGCGTCAAGTACCATAGCTGCATCGATACCAGTAGACGCTTTTGATTGGTCTGATACGTGAGTTTCTTCAAGCGCACCCTTCTCTCCACCAGTACCAGTAGCAAAGATACCATTCAAGGTAGCAATCAAGGCTTTTTGGTCTTCACGTAGCCAATAAGCACCGATACGGTTCAAGATAGCACGCACTGGGTCAGAACCAGCTACAATACCAGTCAATTCGTTGGCAGCCCAACCACGTCCACGATAAAGAACGCAGGCAATGTCTGCTCCAGCAGTGATTTTTCCAGTTTCTAGCGCTTTGTCGCCATTGCCTAGAACCTCAGAATCTCCAGTAAGGTCATTCCAGAAAGGCATGTTGACCAACAGACCACCGGATGTAATGTTTTTAGAGACACGTTCGTCTGATACTGCGATACCACTTTGAACGAAAGCAGATTTAGCAGCAGTGTACTGTTGCATGTATTCGTTGTACTGTTGCGGTGTAATCGCATTTAGAATTTTTGTAATTTCATTAGCCATTAGTTATTTTCTCCTTGTTGTTCTAAAAATTGAGTTAGGTTAAAGTTAGGATTGCTCATGGCAGTTTCCCAATTCCCTAAATTAGCACCTTGCCCATCGCCTTGATTTGGCGTATATTGGGCTTGTTTCTCCCCGTTAAATAGATATGGACTCTTGGCACGCTGAGCTTCGATTTGCTCAGTTAAACCAATTAATTTGCCATCTTTTACCGAGATTTCGTCTTTGTTTAAGATTTTCTCAAAAATTTCTGCGTCTCGAACGCCAGCTTTTGTCAACTCAGCATCGATTAAGCGAGATTTGTTCTCATCTGCCAGCTTCGTCTCAAGCGCTTCTGTATCTTGTTTGTACTTAGCCTGTAAGTCTGCTAGCTTTTGCTGAATATCTTCAACATCTGCGCCTTTTTTCTTTAGATCATTCAAATCTTTGTCACGTTGTGTCAGCTGTCCACGCACGCTCTCCAATTCGCTATCTTTACTTGCCACATCATCCTTTAACTTTTGGATATCCGCACCATGCAAAGCGAAGACTTGAGAAATTTGGTCTTCAGTTAAGCCGATGTTTGCCAGTTGTTCTTTTTTCATTTTGAAAATCCTTTCCTCTACGCTAGGCTTTTTAGGTGTTCTCCATCACCAGTCGCTCCGCTTTTGTTAGGACTACGGACTTGTCCAATAGTTGAACCTTTTAACGCCGTG